GCGGGCTTGATCTCGGTGTCCCACGCGTCACCAATGTCGTGCCCGCTGATCAGCAGCACGAACTCGGGGACGCCGCTGTTGACGAAGAAGTCGTAGTTGTACTGCGTGATGGCGTGCGCCAACTCGATCTGCGCGACGGCCGCGAGCCAGTCGGGCATGCCGTACCACTTGTTCAACGAGGTCGGTCGCTTGAGGTGGATGATCTCCGAGACCTCGTCGGCGCTCTTGGGCATGCCCGGCAGGCTGCGTCCTTGCAGGCGCGCGAACATCTCCTTGCGGTCGCCATAAGCGGCCGCGCGAATGACCTTGCCCTTCTTCGTCTGGATCTCGTAGTGGTAGTTGTTCTTCTCGTCTTCGATGAAGACCCACACGCGCTCCGCTTGGATGTGGTGCAGGCCGGCGACGTTCTCACCCTCGCGGACGGCCTCGATGAAGCCGTTGGCGACGAGCCAGAAATCCTCGACGGCCGAAGTGATGGTGTCCTGCCACGTGAAGAGGCAGAGGTCGTCGAGCTTGTCGTCGACGGAATCGTTCACGAACCCGATGCCGATGGTCGACTCACGTTTGGCTTCGATGCAGGCCGAGTGGTGGGGGTCACCGTTCTTGAACTGCTTGGCGGCTGACCAATCGAACGGGTGGGCAACGCGACCGCGGTTGTCTGTATCTTTCGAGCGCTTCTTGTCGGACTTGTCGGTCGGGTCAGCCTTGGATAGGTAGCTGCTCCAAGACTGCCGACCGTTCCGCGTGGGTCGCTCGAAGAGGGTACGAGACGGACGGCGAACGGCCACCCGGACTGTTTGCACAGCCGGGGTATCATTGGACATATGTAGTCCTCCTACTAGGATTTTAGCCCGGTTCCGCAACTGGGCCTTATCATCTAAGGTGAAGCCATGCGAGAGATCCTCGACGCCAACATCCTCTTCATCTCTCTGTGCCCCCGCGGCAAGACAGGTCTAGCGACCCTCTACAAAGCCGACGGACATGCGGAGTTTCAGGGCCTGACGAAGGCCCTCGACAACTTCGACGAGCGCGGCCAGTTGGTCGCGTGTGTGTGGGCACCGGACAAGGCGGACGCGGAGGGCGACTTCGCCCGCCCCGAGGTCATCGAGAAGATGGCGCACAGCTTCCTCCGCAACGCCGGCAAGGTGGACGTGCTCCACGACTGCAAGGCGCTCGGAACCGACGCGGCCTATGTCGCGGAGAGCTTCATCATCCAGAAAGGTGATCAGCGCTTCGCCGGCATGGTCGACTACGCCGGCAAGCCGGTCGATGTGACCGGCGGCTGGGGCATCGTCATGCAGATCAACGACCCCGCGCTGCGCAAGGCGTACAGGGATGGCGACTGGGCAGGAGTCTCCATGTACGGCCCGGCGCGCGTGCGCGAGGCAAAGTTGGATAAGGCCAAGGTCAAGGCCCTTCGTACACTCATCAACCCCGAGGAGATCGAAATGACGCCCGAAGAGATTCAGGCAATCTTCAAGCAGGGCCTTACCGAGTTCGCCGCGAGCGACGCGTTCAAGGTCGCTGTCAAGGCGGCGGCTCCGGTCGCCACCGAACCGAAGCCCGAGCCGAAGCCGAAAGTCAAACCGACAGAGCTTCCCGAGCTTGACTTCACCGACCCCGACGCCCTCCGCAAGCACGCGGACGCGCAAGAGGTCGAGGCGCTCAAGAAGGGCGTCGACTGGGGAGACCCCAAGGCCGTGCGCGAGTACGCCGAGAAGGTCGAAGCCCTCAAGAAAGCCAAAAAGCCCGCCAAGCCCGCGCCCTCCAAGGCCGGCGAAGGCGAGCCGGCGCCCGTCGCGGACGACGAGGCGATCCTGATCAAGGGCGGTCTCGCTCTTGCCGACTACATCAACAAAAAGCGCCAGCACTAGGAGAAACAGATGGCACTTCAGAAGGAAGCAATGGTCAACAGCCGCACCGAGAGCCCGCGGCTCCGCATCATCCCCACGCTGGCTCTGTCCGTGATCTTCGCGCAGGCTGGCGCTGACAAGACGCTGCCCGTCGGCACCGTCATCGCGTTCAACACGTCCACGAACGGCTATGTCGAGTGGGCGACCGGGGGCGGGGACGGCACGCTCGACGTGCAGGGCATCGTCCACCCCAACCCCGTCGACATCACCGATGCCGGTGAGGTCACTGGCGTGGTCATGTTCAAGGGCGAGGCGGCCCGCGACGACCTCGTGTCGGACGGCGGCACCGCCGGCCAACTCACCACGTCCCTGTCGGCTCCCGCTGTGTTGGCGATGGGCCTCGTGATCCGCAACCTCGTGGATGCGGTCCAGCAGTAGTAACTGACACCCCAACAAGGAAACTTTAGGAGAAAGACATGGCAGCCCAGCTTGTCGCAGAGTTGGAGTGGCAGTCACTCACCGCCACGATCAACGAAATCAAGTCCCCCAACAGGTTCCTCCAAGACCTGCTTTTCCGCGAGCGCAACACGCACTCGACCCAGACCTTGGAGATCGGCCGATGGACGGGTGGCCGGAAGATGGTCCCGTTCGTCAAGGTCGGCGCTCAGGCGTTCCCGGTGCAGGGCGTCGGCAAGGCGTTCACCACGGTGAAGGCCCCGAACATCCGCATCAAGATCTCCTTCGTGCCCTCGCCGCTCCTCTTCGGACGGCAGCCCGGCACGACGGTCTTCGTTCGCAGGGGCGAAGAGACGATCAGTGCGGTGCAACTGCACATCGCCAAGGACATGCAGTACATGGCCGACCAGATCACCAACCGCGAAGAGTGGATGTGCGCGCAGGCACTGACCGGCGTCATTTCCTACTCGGGTGCGGACGATCTGGAAGCCGAGGCTTTCGAGTTCGACTACTCGCGCGACGGGGCTCACTCCGTGACCCTCACCGGCGCGGACAAGTGGGACGCGGGCACGGAAGACATCGCCGGTGACGTGCGCGCCGTCAAGCGCCTCGTCATGGAGGCGGTCGGCCTGACGCTCACCGACGCGATCTGTGGATCGACCGCGGCCACCGCGTTCCTCAACAGCGCGAAGGTGCTGGCGATTCTGGAGAGGCGCAACCCCGAAGGCGACGGCCCGCAGATCCTCGGCGGACAGGTCCGCCCGGACGGTGCCTACTTCATGGGTCGCATCTTCGGCCTCAACTGGTGGGAGTACGCCCGGACGGTCGACGACTACGCGGGTAACACCGTGAAGATGGTCGCGGACGGTCTGTGCCACTTCGTCACGCAGAGTGGCGATGCCGGCCAGAGCATCGAGTACGCCGCGATTCCCGACTGGGATGCGGCCGAGGATGGGCTGCTCCAGTCGCAGCGGTTCTCGAAGTCGTGGGTCGAGAAAGACCCGAGCGCCGTGATTGCCCTCGCGCACTCCCGGCCGTTCGTGCTCCTCGCCCGCCCCGAGGCGATGGTCAGCTACACCGTTGTCTAGCGGTAAGAGATCGACAAAAAGGGGGCGCACCACGCGCCCCCTTTCTTTCTGACAAACGGAGAAGACACATGCAGAGATTCCAAGCGACCGCGTACTGCAAAGTACGCGACCTCAAGAACAAGGCGTTCGTCCTTTCCCTCGGCAAGATCGTTACCGAGGAAGACCTTGCCCCTGTGGCATTCGCGGACTGCGTCGAGCGCGGACTGCTCGTTCCGGTCGATCAGATCACTCCCACACAGGCGGCCGCTGTCGCCGTGCAGGCGGTGGCGAATGCTGCGCGCGAAGAGGGCAAGGAGAAGCACGCCGGCGAACTGGCGCGCCTCCCTGAGCCCCTCGCCACGCGTGAGATCGAAGGGCTCGACGAGAAGGCCCTCCGCTCCCTCGACCTCGACAGCCTTCTCGTGAGCGTCATCGAGCGCGTCAAGACGCAGGAGCTTCAGCGCCCGGTGGCCGACGCCATCAAGGGCATGGACGAGCCGAAGGAGGGCGCCATCGCGTTCCTGACGGCGAAGTTCGAGCAGCAGGCCGAGTTCATCGACAAGGTCGCGGAGTTGGTCGCGGAGCGCGCGGCCGCTGACGAGGCCAACGAGAAGGCCGATGCGCTCGACACCATCGTGCGCGACGACGAGTAAGGAGACATCATGGCGTCAGACGGCCTCTTCACCGACGAAGCCGACATCCAAAAGCGACAGCGCTTGACCGGCCTCGACGCTACGCACCCCGCGCTCGAACAACTAGACCTAGTGGTCGATTCCGCCCGAGGCGAGTTCTACACCCGCCTCGGGCTTTCCCGCCTCACGACGCTGCTCGCCTTCTCGGACAACGAGCCGCCCTCCAACGACGAAGACTACCTGAGCCTGCTCGCCAAGACGACCGAGCAGAAGATCATCCGCCGCGGACTCCTCAACTGGCTTACCTTCGCAGCGAAGGAAGGCGAAGGCGGGCGGATGTTCCAAGAGTGGAACGACATCGGTGCGTTCCGAGACATGAGTTCCACGCGCATCAAGGAAGAGGCCACGCGCCTTGGGGGTGAGATCGAAGAGGCGTTCTCCTACCTGAGCGCCAACCGCACGCCCGGCGAGAGCGGCCGCGTGCGCGCCGCCACGTTGGGCAGCGAGCTTGACCCGGAGTTCCGCAAGGTCGGCTTCTCGCTCTTCGGCTCCACGCCGTACCTCTTCCACTGGGCGCTCGACACCGAGACAGACAACGCCGGATGACCTTCGAGGAAAAGGTACACGACACCATCATGGCGATCCTGAGCACCACGCAGGTGCCGCTGGTGTCGTTCGCAGACAGTACCGGCTCAGCCTTTGTCGCAATGACCGTCGCCTCCGAGGCGACGATCCTTCCGACGCAGGCAGAGACCAACGCAGTGCAGTACGTCATGCAGACAGCGGAGGGCGACATGCTCGACGTTGACTACAGGGCGACCATTGATCGCGTCGTGTGGCGCGCTCACGTGGTGTACCCGAAGCAGGTTTCACTAGAGGTCTTGTTGGAGTCATTCTCCCGTCGCATCGAAGCCGAGGGCGATCAGCGCCCGTTTGACCTAAGGCTCGTCGAGGCTGACGCGGAGGCCCCGCCCCGGAGCGGTGCCAGTAACGGCACGTTCCTGACTCTCATCATCGAGGCCCACCCTGTTCCTGCACGCTAGGGTACAATGAGGACAGTTTCCATTTTCGACAAACAGGAGTAACCAATGGCACGAAGTGGCGTTGCGAGCCCGCTCGACTATCTGCTCGGGCGTGGCGAAATCTACTTCTCCACGAATCTCGACGCGGACGGGCGCCCCAAGGACTTCCGCTCGCTGGGCCACGCCGAAGCCTTCACGGTAACGCTCGAAGCCGAGACTCTGGAGCACTTTTCCAAACTGCTCGGTACGGGCAACAAGGACCGCGAGATCACCATCTCGCAGTCGATGGGTCTCGGGTTCCAACTGACGGAGCCCGACAACGCGAACCTCGCGTTGTTCATGTCGGGTACGTCCACTGCGGTCGCGCAGACCGGCGGGACCGTCACGACCGGTGCGGGCGATGACAACGTCATCGTGTCCGCGGTCGAAGGCCTCGGCAAGTGGTACGACATCTACGAGACGCAGGCCCCGACCGAGTACCCCGAGATCGGCGGCACGCGGGTGTACCGCCTGTCCACGGTGATCGTCAAGGACACCACGGCCGTCACCACGTACGACATCAACGACGACTACCTGCTCGACCTCGAAATGGGCAGGATCTTCATCGTTGACGGTGGTGACATCAGTGACGGCGACGCCCTGTGCGTCACCTTCACCACGGCGACGCTGACCATCAGCGAGATCCGTGCGATGCTCGTGTCCAAGATCGAGGGCGTCCTGAAGTTCGTCAGCCGCAACTCGAACGCGAGCGGCTTCGGATCACAGGCCGAGTACACGTTCCATCAGGTGTCCGTTACGCCCGATGGCGATCTCGCCCTCCTCGGGGACGAGTTGGCGCTGCTGCCGATGAAGGGCTCCGCCGAGCCCAACGCGACAGTCTCGCCCGACAGCCCCACCCTCACGGTTCGTTTGCTCAGCGCGTAAGCGCACTTCTCCGGTTCGTCGGGGCGGGCGGCTACGGTCGCCCGCCCCTCTACTCATAGGAGGCACACATGGGACTCAGAGACTTCTTGGCGAAGGCCACTCCGTCGACTCACAAGGAAGAGATCCGCGGAGCAGAATTCATCTTCTACCCTGTCCGCGTCGCTGCCCTAGTTCGCGCGCAGAGCGTTGTGTCCGAAGTGGCGCGCGCCGTCACTTCCTTCTTCGATCCCAACGAGGGACAGTACATGGCGTCACAGGTGGTGCATGTCGAGGAGGAAGGCGCGCAGCAGATCAACACCGAGGCGGTGTCGGTCGAGCACGCGCACGCGCGCATCAAGCGCCGCGACGCTTCCATCGTGAAGGCGTGCAACGCTCTGCTCGGTGAGGAGAGCGTGGCGAAGGTCATGTGGCTCGTGCTGGATTCGCTCCGCGAAGACAACCTCAAGCCCGAAGACATCATGGAGCAGTTTGAGGCGGCTGACTTCGTGAAGTTCGTGCGAGGCATGCTGCTCGCCAACTCGGCTACCTTCGGCCCTTTAGTGGAGAAGGCGATGGCGAAGATGAACGAATTGTCCAGCGTCGAAGAGCCGGTCGAGGAGAGCAAGATTCCCGATCCGAAGTAGAGCAGTGGCGGGATTTCCGCGAGCTTTGCTTCGAGCTAGTCCTCTTCGGGTTCCCGCCCGATGATGTACTAGCTCTTGATCTGGAGGAGTTCGACCTCGCCATCGAACTACTCAACAACGTCTACTGCCGCCACAGGCGCGAAGAGATCATGCGCATGAACGTGGCAGCGCAGGGAGACGGCAAGGCGGTCAGGGCAGCCATTAAGCAGTACAATAGGAAGGGAGAACCCACTCCGGGCACCGGCTCTGAGAAGGAATTCCTCTTCCGCTTTGCTGGAGGCATCTGATGGCGATTGATCGCGGCGGCCTGCGTTACGAGATCGAGATCGTAACGAAGAACATCAAAGCCCTGCGCTCGATGCGTCAGGAGCTTACCAAGACCATCTCCCTCCAGAAGACGATCACGCGCGAAGCGGTGAAGGGAGCCCGCGCCGCCGCGCAGGTCCGCGTCGCCAACGCCCGAGCCATACTGGTAGAGAACCGCGCGCGGCGCGAGAAGGTACGCCTGCGGCGCGAGATGCTAGAGCTTCGCCGCGAGACGGAAAAGGGCACGCGAGCCGAGGCGCGCAGGACGCGCGTCGTGGATAGAGGCACGCGCGCGAACCGCAAGCAGGCACGTAGTTTTGACACTCTCGCCCGCAGCGCGAACCGCACAGTCTCAGCCGGCAACCGCGTGGCGTTCACCTTCCGGCGCCTGTTCGGCATCCTTGCCGCGTTCACCGCGGCGCGCCTCCTCGTTGGCGGGTTCCGTGACATCATTGCGCAGGGCATCTCGTTCAACGCTTTCGTCGAGCAGGCCGTGCTTGGCATACGTTCGTTGTTCACCGCCACGGGGCGCGTGTTCGGGCCTGACGGCCAACTGCTGACAGGGCTGGAGAAGTTCAACGCCACGACCATCGTGGCGCGGGACCAGTTGCGCAAGCTGCGTGAGGACGCGCAGAACACGGCAGCGACCTTCCGCACGTTGATCGAGACTTTCCAGATCGCGCTCGCCCCCGGCCTCGCTGCCGGGCTCGGGCCCGACGAGATCCGCAAGCTCACGGTGCGCATCTCGCAAGCGGCCGCCGCCATCGGCCTGCCGCAGAACCAGTTGGCCGAGGAGATTCGGTCGCTGCTCGCCGGCACGATCCAGCCGCGCACCACGCGCATCGCCACGTCCCTCGGCATCACGAACGAGGACATCCGCCGCGCGAAGGAGTTGGGTACGCTGGCGTCGTTCCTGTTCGAGCGCTTCGACGCGTTCAACGACGCGTCGACCGAGGCCCTCGGCAACCTCAACACGTTGCTGAGCAACATGAAGGATCAGCTTGACGCCCTCCTCGGCACAGCGTTCGAGGGGTTCTTCCAGAACCTCAAGGACGCGTTCGGGGATCTCCGAGGCTCCCTCGGAGGCGACGAGGCGCGCATCTTCGCGGAGGAGCTTGGCGCTGCTCTCGATGTGGTGCTGCAAGCGGTCAAGGCGTTCGGGTCGGGCGTGGGCTTCGAGGGCATCACCCAGATGCTCCACGCGTTCAACATCGGCCTGCGCAGCGCGCTCCTGCTCGCCGCGCAGATCGGGTCGGCCATCACCCTCGGGCTCGCGGACTCGCTACGCGTGCTCGCCGGCGTGCTTGGGTTCTTCACGGACATCGCGGAGAAGGCGGGCCTCGGAGGCGCGCTGGGCACGCTGCTGCGCTGGGTGGTCGCCGTCAAGTCGGTCGCCTTCTTCGCTAAGTTGGCGGTGAAGAGCATGACCTCCCTCGTGGCACTGTCGGGGCTGCTGGCTCTGAGGACAGCGCGAGCCACCCGCGCGATGGCTGGATTCGCTGTGGTCTCCGAGGCGCCGGCCGCCACGACCGCTCTGTTGGCTGGCGGGTTCCGCAACATCCTGAAGTACGGTAAGCTGATCGTGCGCACAGTCGCTAAGATAGCGGCACCGCTGGCGATTGCCCTACTGATCGCGGACGCGATCTGGGGCATCTTCAGTAGCAGCAACGATGAGTTGAAGGAGACGAAGGACACGGCGCAAGACTACACGCAGATCCTCAACGACATCCCGCCTGTCATCACCGCCGCCAATCAGGAGTTGAAGAAGCAGGCGAAGATCATCCAGAAGGTCACGAAGGAGACGGAGCTTTTGGAGGCTGCGTTCTCTTCGGCCATCCGGGGCGGCGCCCTCAGCAACGTGGCAGCGCGGCTCTTGAATCTGGTGACGGCAGCGCGCGCGAAGATGGAGCAGCAGCAGCGCGCCTCCGAGAACTCTCGCGAGGCCGGGCTGCTGAGACAGCAAGCGCTGGGTGAAGACCTCATCGCGCAGGAGCAGAAGCTCCACCGCGACAAGGGGATCACCCGGTCGCAGATCGAGCAGTTGACGGAGTTGTCGAGGGAGCAGGCGGTCCTCGCAGCGAAGGCCGTTGCCAATCAGCGGAAGCTGGAGTCGGCTGAGGAGCGCGAGCGACAGGCGCGCACGCAGGCCGCTCGCCGGGCCCTTCAGGACGAGGCGCGCGAAGCGAGCCATGCCATCGAGCGACAGCAAAGCGTGCTGCGTCACATGGAAGAGCGACGGGCTTTGCTGGCGAGACGGTTCACAGCGACGCCGGCTGGGTTTAACGATGAAGCAGCGAACGAACTGATACAAGCGGCCATCAAGCGCGCGAACATTGAGAAGGAGCTTTCGCGCACGATTCAGGAGACGAGGGACATCACTGAGTCGCTCCTCGACGGTACGGAGGCGCTCACAAAGGCGACGGCGCTTCGCGCAGGGACCATCATCGCCAAGGCGGTGCCGGCTGCGCAGAAGGCTAACAAGGAGTTGCTGTTGGAGGTCGAACTGCTGGAGAAGCTGGCGAGCATCGACCCCACGGACAAGCTCGCAGGTAAGGCGCAGCAGTTGAGGGCGCAGGAAGCCCGTCTGCTCCTGACGCGCGAGCAGACGGCGGCGATTGCTTCGCAGTCAATCGTGACGTTGCGGGCCGAGAAGCAGAGACTGACGGACAAGCGTGCGCAGGAGCAGGTTGAGAAGCTGATCTCTGCCATCATCCGAAGGGAGAGGCTGGAGGCCGAGCAACTCTCCCTCCACCTTGCGATCATCAACAGGTCGTTGGACGACGTGCGTCGCGCGATGAACGCGCTGTCGCGTACGGAGCCGATCTCTTCCGCCATCGCCGCAAACCCCGAGACCATCGAGAACCTCCAGACCGTCGAGCGCCTGCTCCAGCCGCTGCGACTGGGACTGGAACAGGTGACGGAAGCGGCGAAGCAGGTCGACCTGCGCAAGCGTTTCCGCGAGGCCGCCGACCCGGCCGTGAAGTTGCAGCAGGTCTATGTGAATCTCCAGAAGGCACAGGACCGCTTCATCACTTCCACGGGGAACCGCATCCTCAAGCTGCGGAACGATCTGGAGAAGGCCACCACACAGGAGGCCACCCTCCGCGCCAAGCTCCGCGAGGGCGAAGACCCGCGGGACGCGCGGCACATCCTCGACGTGGTCGGCGCCGCGCTGGCGGCGAAGACGGGAGCGCAGGCCGACGCGTTGTTCAACGCCGCGTTCGAGGGCCTCACGAAACAAGCCGCCACGGCGCGCCAGTTGTACATCGACATCCGCAACATCCGGCTGCGCGCGGCGCAGGTGGAAGAGCAGATCACGGACGTGCAGAAGGCGCAGATCGACGGCGCTATCATCATCGAGGAAAAGGCCAACAAGCAGATCGAGACGCTCGCCGGCATCCTCGCCGTCGAGGCGTTGATCACCGCGGAGAAGGAGCGGCAGGCCCTCGAATTCGACAAGATCGCTGCCAAGGGCGACCCGCTCCGCGGCACGCCGACCGAGAAGAAGGTCGCGCAGTTGCAGGCCGAGGGCGACGCCATCCGCCTCCAGATCAACCTCGAACGCGAGAGCAGCGCGCGCCGCATCGCGGCGTTGCAGTCGCAGCAGGTAGCTGTTGCCGACAACGAAGAGGCCGCGCGCCTGCTGGGCGAGGCCATTGTCACTGAGGCCGACCGCTCGACCCTTGCTATCGAGCGCATGAACATCGCCCTCGGCCGCACGGTCGAGGAGCAGGAGCAGATGGGCGACAAGTCGTTCGTCGACGGCCTGCGTGTCGGGTTGGAGAACGTGGCGGACTCCACCGATACCATGACCGCCGGCATGAACATTGCGCAGTCGGCCGCAGCGGACCTCGGAGACGCCCTCACGGACGCCCTGCTGGAGCCGCAGTCCGCCGGCGAGCGGCTCGCCAAGTTCTTCAAGGGGCTCGTACGGACGATCCTACAGGAGCTTGCGCGGCTCGCCATCGCCAAGGGGCTCGCGGCCATCGGGTTCGGAGGGGTGGAAGGCGGCTCCATCGGCCTTGTCAAGGGTGGCCCCGTTCCGCAGGGGCTGGCGAGCGGCGGTCGCGTACGCGGCCAGCGCAAGGGCCTCGACCCGCGCGACACGGTGCCGATCATGGCGCAGCCCGGAGAGTTCATGCAGTCGGTCTCCGCAGTCAGGCACGCCGGCCGGTCCTTCATGGAGGATCTCAACGCACGCAGGATTCCCGCTCCGCTTCTCCGCGCGCTGGGCAGCCTTGCCCGCGGCACGCGGCTGCCGCGCGCAAGCGGACGCGGGGGCCAAGGCTACGCCACCGGCGGCTCCATCTCGAAGCCGGCGGCCCCGTCGACCGCGGTGAGCGGCGACAGGCAGGTGATCGAGATCCGCGCGACGGAGATCGTCAACGACGGCCTGAGCGCGGACACGCTGCGCACGGTGTCGCCCAGCATCAAGGAACCGCGCAGTGTCGCGGAGGTCAAGGAGGGTTAGCGTGGCGACCGTACTGGACACCTTCACCTACGCGCTCGCGGGCGACCCGCTCCCGTTCGAGACGTACCGCCCCGCGAACCGACAGGTCAACACCGCGCGCGACGGCAAGAAGTTCGTGCTGGTGCGCGGCGACACGCTGGAGTTCGTCGCGCGTGTAGTCGTGGCGTTTCCGCAGCCCTCCGACACGGGGCTCGACATGACAGACCTGCTCGACTTCATGGACGGGCACAAGGCGATGTCGTTCCTCTACATGCCGTACACCGGGCCCAGCCTGAGCCACGAGATCAAGAACATCGCGTCAGGCGCGAGCGATACAGTCTTCGCGTTCAACCACCGCTACCTCTACGCGTCGAGCGTGCGGGTCTACGTGGACGACGTGCTCCAAACAGGAGGTGGTGGGGACTACACGTTCTCGGGCAACAACGTCGCGCCCATCGTCACGTTCGGTGTCACGCCGGGCGTGAGCACGGTACGGCTGGAGGCCGACTTCTTCGTGCCGGTCGTGATGACGAAGACGCCTATGGAACAGGGGCAGCTTCTCGCAGACGACCCGGCCGTGACTTCTGACAACCCGCGCTCCTTCTCCTTCGAGTTCGTCGAGACCGAGCCCGGAGCGCGGTTCGTCAACGCCACGGGGATGTCCGGTGCTTAGCAAGCACGTAGACTTCCTCACGGCACTCGCGCGCTCGGAGATCGACGACGTGTACATGCTTTGCATCCTCGAAGGCGAGGGGCTGCCGACGGAGTACCTGAGCCTCGGCACGCGCTCGCTCATATGGGGCTGGGCCGATGGTGCCGACGACGACGACGGCGTTGTCCACCTGTACACGGCCATCGACGGCACGTTCACCACGAAGCGCAACACGCTGGACGCCGCGCCCCCGCGCGCCGCGATCACGTTCACCAACCTCAATCAGGTGTGGTTCGAGCGCCTCAACCGCGACGAGCTTGACTACAATGGCGCGACGATCACGTTCCGCCTCGTCTTCTCCAGTGTCGACCCCGACGCTAACAACAAGGACTACCGCATCGACGATGGCCCGTGGATGCTGACCGGCGGACGCGTGACCGACCGCGGCTGCACGTTCAACTTCGGCGCCGCGTTCGACTCGCTGAAGCTGATGGTGCCGGCGCTGCTCGCGCGCGCCCGGCGCTGCCAGCACCTGTTCCGCGGGAAGTGGTGCGCGTACAACGGCAACCTCAAGACGTGCAACCACACGCCCGGCGACTGCGCTAAGCGCCACACCATCCTCCGCTTCTCGGCGTGGCCCTTCAGCAACCAGAGGTTCTTCTAGTGGCCGTCCCGATTCTCACCATCATCTCGCTCATCGCGACGATCACGTCAATCACGATGGCGATCATCGCGGCCAACAAGCAGATCGAGCAAGGGCAAGAAGGCTCGCAGATGGGCCTCTCGCAGAACAAGGCCGACCCCGGCGACCCCGTGCCGTGGGTCGTGGGCAAACCGCGATGGAAGCCGCCGTTGCTCTCGCGCGAGATCTTCTTGGACAACGAGAACAGCTTCAACGGCACCTCCATCCACCCGCGCGTGCGTCTGATCTTCGACACAGGCATCGGCCCGATGGACGGCAGCGACCTCGGCGTGTGGCTCGACAAGACGCCTATCTTCTTGAACGTCACGACCTCCAGCCCGCGGAGCGACCGCCTCCTGATCGACATCCCCGGCACGCGCAAGGAGTGGACGTTCCCGAAGCTCAGCGTCGAGATGAAGGACGCCAAGATCTACCTCAACGACGTGCTCTACGCGGTGGC